GCGGGGGTGTTGTCTATGTCTACAATGAGTTCAAGCCGCCTGAAAGTCTGCGTATCGAGAAACCGTTGTGTGGCGCGGTGTATCTGGAGAAACTTCTGTGGGCCTGTAGCAGAGAGAAACGACCACAACCGACCTATGCCAGAGTCGAGAGGAATGACACCCGCCGCTGCGATTGGTTTCCCCTCGCATAACGCCGTGCGGCTCTCATACTTCTCCAACGCGCGCGCCATATCCTCATCAACGTGCAAACGCAGATAGGATTGCGCCTCCTGTAGCTTGATAGCCAAGAGGTGTTCCGCTCTGAATTTTACGATACTGATCATCGGTCTTGCGTACTCAGTTGCGGCATCACCGCTTCTATCGTCACCGGTAGTGGCTGTGATTGCCTGTAGAAGATATGATTATCTGTCGTGTATTCACCGTCCCATTCAAACTCCAGATCGCCATCGTATAGAGGAACGGCGGTATCCATGCTGTCACCGCCTTCTCTAATAACAACAGTATCAAGATTACTGGTGTCAGGTCCAATAGAACCTCCTAAGAATTGGAAGAACCGCATGACAACACGGTGTATGCGGATCAGCTTACCTTGGGATGTGCCGTCTTTAGCACCCTCGTTTGGCCTTAATGTTTCAAAGTCTGAGTTGTACCCCAACCCCACATGTGCCTTGGTGCTATCGCGGTCGAACGTGACCACACCCGAAGTGACCACCTTGTCGGCGTGGGCTGCGCCTTCGGACAGGATCGACACAGTCTCACCTTCCAGATGGCTCAACCCGGAGACGGTGCTTACTCTTTTCCTGACGACACCCGCTGACACGTATGTGGTGAAGGCCGTCGCATTCACCGCATGGTGTATATCGCCGGTCAACGTGTACGTGGTGAAGCTGGTGCTGTTGACACTTTCTAACTCGAACGTGTCGGCGGTTGGGTTAGCCACCATGTAACCGACCCCGTTGACCTCAGTCATGCCGGTCACGTTGAGTATCAATATCTCCTCACCGGCCGACAGGCCGTGAGCGACTGCCGTGACAACCGCAGGGTCCGCTTTGGTGATACCAGATATGCCCGCCGCGATCTTACCCTGGACGAATAACTCAAACGTATTGGTTGCGACCTCGCCAATCTTATAGGTGCTGTCGTTGACCTCGGTCATGCCGAGAACCGACGCCAGCTTGACGGAATCGCCGTTGCTAAAACCGTGTGTCGCTGCCGTAACAACAGGTGGGTTCGCTGCAGTGATGCCCGTCACCGTGACGGGGTTGTCCAACGTCAAACCGGAATCGACAAAGAACGCATCCTCGTGGTCGTTGGTGCTTTTCCAGAAGGGTTTCATGTACTCTATGAACCGCACGGTCGCGCCGTTGATGTACCGTTGAACCACGATATAGACCTCGTCGGCTGTACCCGCTGCGTTTGGTATAACAGCCACACTCTCGACCTTGGCCTGAGTACCCGCTGCGTCTGATACACCACCGACCACATGTCTGTGCCAGCCGGTGATCTGCTGCTCACGGTCGTAGGTGAAGCCTAACAAGGTGCCATCGGTCAACACGACCCACACCACACTCTGTGGTTCAGCCTGATACGCCATCTCGACAATACCGACCTGAGTTAAATGCTCTGCAATGACTGTCATGTCAGGTGCGCGGAAACCGTCGTCCTCAAACACATACGCGAGTTCGCGCAGTTTACGCGCGGCGCGTTGGACGAACAACAACGCGCGGCCAACCCTGACCGGTGTGATGTCGGCGCTACCGAAGGAGGAGGACCGTTTAGCCTGTGCCGTGGCTGGCGCGAGTACACCACCAGTCTCGGACGGTCGGAGTACCCACTCACCACCCGACGTGCCGACGATCAAACCTTTCTCGTCATCTGCCATCCAGCGGATCGCGTTGACATTGTCAGCCGACAACGTGATCGCGATGGCATTATCTGCTACTACAGTGGCGTCAGCCTCGGTCGGTGCCATGTTCTCAAAGTCGCCGCTGCGGCTTATATCGACGCGCTGGGGTGTATCAACACCGCCGCCCCACGCGAGCCTATTCTGATGGAACGTGACCGCTGACGGGTAACCTGTGGTCGCTGACCACACACCTAGCCGCCAATTGACGGTGCCGGTTGCTGCTGACGCAGTGGGTCCGGTTATCGTGACCGTTACGACCGTGGTGCTGGTGAAGGCTGTTATTGTGAACCACGTCCAGTTTGTGGCAGCGTCTTGCCAGCGGATCAGGCGACCCACGTCGGTCGTCTTGAAACCGGTGCCGCCGTTCACCCCAAGCCTTGGATCAACCGATGCGGTCCCGCCAGAACTGTAGGCGCTGAACCCCGTCCCGTCGATGTCCACCCCTGATAAGTCCTGCAACTCAAAATCATTGTTGTTCTTATTTGCTACGATGTAGAAATTACCGTTCAGTTCAGTCATCCCCGCGACCGCCAGAATCTGAACAACCGTCCCGTCACTGTAGCCGTGGGCGGTGTCGGTCACCACCACAGGGTTGGCTTGTGTCGCACCTGAGATAGTGGTGGTGGGTGAACCGGCTGTGACCGTTACCCCGGTGGCGCCTTTGGTGTAGGCGCCACCGGATAGCGTTAGGGTGGTGGTCTCGATGTTGGTGTTGAGGAAAGGCCCGTCTGAAAACACGACATCCGAGATGGTGAAAGTGGTGCCGGACGTTCGTTGCAGTTTGCGCGGGACATAAGATTTATGCGCGATATAAAGCACGTCCGCGCTTTGTGAAAACTTGAGTTGGAACAGATCAGCCTCGGCGTAAGTCGTGGTGATCTTGGTCGGTGTTGTAACTAATAACCCGTTGTCCTTGATGACCCTGAAGTAAAGGTCACCAAACTCCACTATATACGCCTGGGTGATAGAGAACTCGAATCGGAATATCCGCGTACTCTTGGAACTGTCGAATACCTCAGTGATGTGTACTGTGCCAGGGCGGCGCTCGACCGGTCCTTGGATCAACGGCACGAAGTTCAAGCACGTCTTCAACCCCGACTTATATTTGTCAATGTCGGGTCTGCCGTATAACAAGGGGGTGATCTCACCCCCGTTAAAATTTGATTGTATGGGCGATACTTTCGCCATCTACAGTCTCGCCAAGACCCACTCACTCTGAGGGAAGTCAATCGGTGGACGCTCGAAAGCGTTTATCTTCTTGGCTTCCTTCTGGGCAAAGACGTACCGATCGGTGGCGTCTTTCTTCTTGGTGTTGGATTGTGTCACTTTCTCACAAACGTCCATCGCAATACGCGACACAAGCAACTCACTGAAGAGATCGTCAAAAGTCTCCTCATCCGTCACTTTCTTGAGGTACACGATCTTCAGAGGTGACGAGTCATTCGTCAGAATAAAGCGGCCCTCGATCTGCCAATCAATGTTGGGGTCAATGCCACCCTCTGTCGTCACGGTGGTGCCGAGAACGCGAGAGGGGATGAGCCGGATAAAATCAGCCGGAAGCTGATACTGCTTCAAGAACCCAAACGCGGGGACTGTAGTCGAAGCAGCGAGAGAGGCGCGCGCCCGCGCGAAACTCCAAGAATAGGCGCGTATCTCAGTATCTCTGGCGTGTTCGTAAACACGGTTACACGCTCGCGCGGCGGTGCTGTTTTCATTGAGCGCGCTGATAGTTCTTGCGCCCAGACGCTGAAGCGCCAAATTGCAGATACCAACATCTGTGGTCATTCAGCGTCTCCGTTAGAAAGAGAAGGGGCGGCGTTTAAACCGCCCCTAATCCTGTTAGTCGATGACGTAGTTCATAACAAGCATGATGGTACCGGTAAGGGTAGCACCACCCGTCACAACCGTGATGGGGATTCCCGTTTGATCTGCGTCAACGACCGAGTTCTTACCAAGCGCAATAGTGGCAGCGCAAGCGACCGACTGAGCCGTGGTGGACGCAGCCGCAGCCTTATACTCGTCGACATCGAGTGCGACAGCGGTTCCCGCAGAGTTGTTATACGCTGCGTGACCGACCGACAAAGTGGACGAGCTGTCAAGCGCGTCATAGGTCGCTTCACCGGACAAGATGCGCGCGCCGTTAGGGAGATTAAACATCTCGATAACCGTGCCCGACGCAATGGCCGCAGCCTCGTACTCGCCATAAGCCATACGAATACGACCCGCCTTTTCATTCGTCTTGATCATAACGGCGGGTGTGCTTTGGTCCCACTTGGTCTTTTGGATGCTATATACAGTAGCCATGATTTAAGCCTCCGAACAAGTGATGGCGACAACCTTTTTCTCTTCAACCCGCGTGGCACCAAAACTGGCTTTCACGTAGACTTGAGTCGAATAAGATTTGTCGTCGCGTTCTGTGATCCGGGCGCTGATGTCGTTCCAAATACCAAGATGGAGACCCGACTTCGCCCAGCAAATAACCGTGCGGTTAGAGCCAGAGAGAGCCAGACGTTGGCTATCTTTGAAGTTGAATCCCATAAAGGATTTGATGCGACCATCAACGAGAACCGGTTTGTTTGTAAAATCGAGGCTGATGGCCTGGGTCTCACCAAGTAGATCATCATGCTGTTGAGCGCCGATGGCGCAGTACAGCTCCTCATTATCAACGTCCACTTCCGCCGCGATCAGCAACTGCATTGCTTCGCGCAACTTGGCGACCGTTAAACCACCCGCCGTCGTCGTCGCCGTTTGAGCGGCTGGGAACGCAGTGGAGGTGGTGCCGTCTTCGCCCGTGAGGGACGAGGCTGTGGCTTTTGCGATGATCTCGTCGTCCATCGCGCGACCGATAGCCATCGCGCCATTGATGGCGTAAGGGCTAGTTGGATCAGCGATGATCTTGAGTTTGTCCGCGTCATCAATAAGATCAGCCCATTCATAATCGAGTGGGTAGACCCACCGTTTGTCGTGGGGTGTTTCAATGAGCGGGGTGTCAGCGTGGCGAGATTGACGCAACTGGGCCGTTACCGCACCCACCTGGTTAACTGCCGCGCCGGATTTACCGTGGTAGCTATCTTCCATAACGCAGTCGCGAAACTTTGACCCGCGCTGTTGGAGAAGATGCTCAACGGTAGACTTGTAGTCAATTACTGACCAGTCTAAGACTTCGTTGGACATGGTTAAATGCCTTCCTTCTGTCGGTTAAAACAAAAGCTATAGGCTTATCCACAATACGCGGGGCCACTACTGGAACTGTATTACCGGCCCAAGAGGGTTATCAGCGTAGTCCGTTCGACACCAAATGGTGCGCTCTGATTGAATGGTAAACTAAATTAGGGTGTTGTGTCAAACGTGAGTGGGTGAAAAGGTTATTCGCCAGTGGTGTTAACCTTCTTGCGTGTTTTTGACGCGGTGGGCATCTTGACCACCTTCGGTCCATTCTCAATATACTGCGCGAACTCCTCCGCAACTAACATTATGTAATCTTCTTCCGCGTCGTCCGGTGTTACCGCGACCGCCATCTTCAGTGCTTCAAGCCGGGCTTGTTTCACACTGCACCTCCTGCGATCATGCGTGACAACTGAGCCTTCTTCTCGACCATTGCCCTGTGGTTGGGGTGTGACTTCACATGCCACGCCTCTTGAAAATCTTTCGACCCCATTAACTCGTTAAGCGCGGTCTTAGCCCCCTCCGGTGTCATGGCGTTGGTGTTGACGCTATCGCCGTCCTCCATCGCATGGTCGCCAAGTTGGGCACCCATGTTGTAGACGAACTCCATCGCGCGTGTCCCGCCAAGCGCCGCGTTAAGCGCCGTCAACTCGTCACTGGTCATGCCCAGGTTAACTGCAGTCGAGTCAACCGTCTTGACCCGCGTCTCATAGGCCGCGCCCCACTTCTGCTTCAACTCATTCGTCGCATTAGTGGCCGCGAGTTCTTGTGCCTCGGTGTTCGATTGGGTGGTGGTGCCAACGTAGTTGCCCCACTCCGCCGTGACCTTGTCTGCCTGTGCCTTGCTGAGACCGGCGTCATGGAAGACGCCTTGCGCCCAATTAGCAAAGTCAGGCTGCGAACCGTCCGGCACCGCAACCTCATAACCTTCCGGTGCGTCGGGGCGACCCAACTTGGTATAGAACGCGCCCATCTCCTCCGGTGTCGCGTCGGGTCCAGGTAGCGTGAAAGTGTGACCTGCCTTGTCCGCGCCGAACATCTTCTCAAGATTATGATAAGACCCCAGCACGTTCTCGAACGACCCGTTGTTCAACCCCTTCTTTTCGGCCCAACCCTTCAGATCGGGGTCTTGAACACTGTCGATCCACGATGTCTCAACAACCGGTACCGCTGCCGCCTCAACGACAGGCGCAGCCACTGGCTCACTTACCGGAGCCGTTACCGGTTCCGGGTTTCCCGCATCAACGGACCCTGCTACATCAGCCATCAATCATCACTCCTTATTTCACCTGGGTTATAGTAATTCCAAAGTTGTTCTTCACTCATGTTGAGGTGGTGCGCTAACCGCAGCCACACCTCACGTCGGCCCTGCATGATCCCCTCGACCCTTGGGTCGGTGTGGAACGTGCTGCTGTGCGCGCGGCAGAACCGGGCGAGGTCTTCTAAGACCCGCTCGCCATGAACTCCCTCAAACGTCTTACGATAGCTTTGACCACGTAGACGTAAAAAATGTCTAATTTCCTCGATCATTCACCCATTACCTCACCAAGATTCTTGGGCTTCTTACCCAGAGGCCCGTTCGCGATGCCCCCTGTTCGACTTCGCTCAATCGCAAATTCAGTCGAACCCCCCTTACCTTCATGGCTAGGAAAAGACGGAAACTCTAAACCTGACGCGAGTGCTGCGTCTGCGGCCCTGTCGGACTGTTCAGCAGTCGGGGGTATAACTTCACCGTTCGCGGACATCTTTGAGAACGACTTAACCTTACCGTCTATCACAAATACAGACGGGATCAGTGTGGGTTTACCTCCATTGATCCGGGGGTCATTCACCCCAATCAATCGTTCCGTAGACTTGGAACCCCCTTTGTTCTGAATGAACTCCCCCTTCTTCAACGGGCGAGGTGGCGCTTTTGGCCCAAGCAGTGTATCGGTCGCGTCACCCATTACTGCACCGCCTTCATCATGCCCGCTGCGGCGGGTGCCGCGTCGATCATCTGTTGGGTCTGCTGTTGTTTGGCTCGCTGCTCTCGCATTTGATCCACCGCGTCCTGCCCGCGCATCCACGTCGCCGGGACCGCGTTGATCTCGGCCAGAGCGGGGTAGATTATGTCGGTGTCGAACTGATCCAGCACACTCACGTCCTGGGTCGTATTGGCATACGCGATTGCTGCCTCCAGCGTTCGTAGCCAACCTGCCGCTTCTTCGGATCGCTGTGACCGAGATAGTGGACTGTCGTACTGAATTTCATACTCACCGTCAGCTTCTCGCAGTACGTCCGGCATCTCAGGTAGACGGCCCTGGGACTGTAGTAGATCAATGTCTCTCTCAATCTGCGGGCCTTGCCCCTCAGACTGTTGGCGACCCATTGTAGGTGATAGCAAAGCCCCTTTCTCGCGCGCACGTTCCAATACCTCCGTTGCCGTCATCGCTGGTGTGTCCACCAGTATCTGGAAAAGTGTCACAAGGAACGCATCGTTGATAACGGTTCGCTCCATGTCCATTAGCTCTTGACCCGCTGCGAGGTTGCCTACAGGGAGTGTATGTACTAACGCTCTGCCTTCCGCGCTCACGCCACCGGGGTTAAGCGCCCCCGGCTTCAATGATAACCCGTCCAACACACCGTCGTCGTGCGACAGCAGTATCGGGTCCACCGTGCGGTGGCCCTGCTTCAACATGGTCTTCTTCTGTTCGTTGAGAACCTTGATCGCTGGCAATGCGAGCATCGCGGGCGACCGGCCGTACAACTCACCCGGACCTGTCACGTAGCGTGTGACGCTGTAGGGGAACGTGTTGAACCCACCACGACTAAGCGTGGTGCGTGCCGCGACCGCCACATACGTGGACGCATACGGTTTACCCTTATAGTCCTTGCGGGCGGGGTCCATCTCACCGTTGGGTCGGACACAATGAATGATCTCGAACTGCTTATCTGGGTGTTCCTTCAACGCCGCCGTTGCCTCTTCGGGGATAGTATCCCAGCGCCCCGCGTCCACGCGCTGTTGCATCTGCCGCGCGGTCAGGACAAACTTACGATAAGACGTATCGACCACACCTTGGTGTGACATGTCGAACAACAACTCACGTAGGTCGATTGCCTTATACCGCAGCCCACCCCCGTCATGGTAATCCGAGAATAACGCGCTGGTGCCGAACGCTCCAAGGCCGATATAGACCTCATGCTGTTGGCTGGCGAAGTTAGACTTGGGTGAATACCGTTCCTTGAACAGTCTGTTGTTGACCTCCTCAAAGTACAGCTTGACCTCACGTACCTTGTTCAAGTCCTCGTTCGTTGACCGAAGGTGGTGCCACTTCTGGTTCCTCGGCGTGAGCATACTCTCCATCGCCGCCGCAAAACGTTCTAAAGCAAGAGATGCCGTGGCGTCGAACATCTTCTCCGTTCGCTTCTCGCCAGGGGTTATGTTCAGCGTGGACCGCTGCATGGTGTTGTGGTAACGCGGCAGCACTCGCTCGGCAATCTCTGCCCAGTGGCTTTCCCACGTTCCGCGTTCACCTTCTAATTGATCGTACCGTTTGACGACCCACTCGGCGTCCTGATCCGACCCTATCATCAGGCCAGTCCTAGGAGCGCCTTGGACGCAACATCATCCTCGGTGTTCTCAAACCCCTTGCCACCGCCGAGTGCCGTTGACGCTCGACCACTGGCTCCACCAACTAAACGTCGCTGATCCAGCGCCGCCTGTTGCACGTTCACGTCAGAGCGTGTGGGTGGTGGGGGCAGCGGTTTCGGGGCCTTGGGGGAATCAAAAATTCCAGCCATGTACTATCCTTAAACAGAAGTGTTATGTTATATCATCTCACATAAACATGTCGTAGTCTACATCTCGCGCCACATTCTGTTTGCGCGACCTGCGCGACGTCTTCCTGTCACTGCGTCCAACGACCCGCGAGAACGTCATCGCCAGCGCGTCGGCGTAGTCCGGTGATGCGTGACCGCGCTTCTTCATCTTCTCTTTCGACTCCAGCTTGAGTTGGCCTTTCAGGGTAAACTCATAAAGTGGCGCGCACAGATCATCCGCCAACTCCTTCAGGTCGGGCAACGCCGCTGAAGGTATCCAATCGCGCATCCTGCCCCACATCTCCGTCCTGTGGTTAGCGTAGGCGTCCTTGTCCTGCGCCCCGCCACCCGACTTGACCTCGATGACCTTGAACCTTGCGTCCTTTAAAATATCCACGACCCCGCCGCCGACGCCGTCGCCCTCAACAAAGACCGCCTCAGGTTGATACTTCTCAATGGCGCGCGCCACGTACTCCGCAAGTTCCGTCGTGCTGCATGACTTGTACCGCTCGAACCGGATGTCCTTCGCGTCGCGGCCGCGCCTGAACGCTATCACCGCGCTGTCATCACCGAACCTCGCGGGGTCTACCCCAATCACCATCGGCGCGCCGGGGTCTGGTGTCGGCTCGCGATCAGTCGCGTCGTTGACATTCCCCCTGGATATGAACTGGTAGTCACCCTGCCGTGGGAACTGACCATAGACCTCGACCCGCGCCTGATCACTATCCTCGCCGTACTGCTTGATGATGTTCTCATAAAGGCTGTGGTCATTCTCACCGACGCTTCTGCCATCAATAGTCTCGTGGTTCCACTGATCTCGATTACCGTGGAAGCACTCGAAGAACTCACCGGATGGGTTGCGTGGATTGCTGATGGCGATCCAGAACCGGTGTATCGTCTTGTCCGTAAAATAACCCTGCGCCACCGGCCACACACATCCGGCGATGCCGCTGGCCTCATCGAAGAGAACCGCCATCCCCATCTGGGAGTGAACTCCCGCGTAGGCGTCAGGCGCTTCCTCGCTCCAGAGTCTGGCCTGGATGTACCAGTACGCATCATCGTAACCTGTCGTCTCCTTGAGCGCCGTGACCAGCCACGCGGCCGGTTGGAGTGACATGATGTTATGCTCGAACCATCTTGAGTTTATCGCCATCGTCGCCCACTTCCTGATTTCCGGGAAGGTCGTGGACTTTAGCTGTTGCTCGGTGTTGGCTGAGACGACGACCGTTGCGCTGGGGAGTGTGCTGAACAACCAAAGTGCCACCCAGGCGAGGAACGCGCTTTTGCCGATACCTCGACCGGACGCTCTGGCGAGTTTCATAAGTTCTGGGTCTACACCGTTAGCAACTCTTTGCCTGTTAGCCGCGATGTGGTCGCGCATCTGGGTTAGCGCGTCAAGTTGCCACTGACGCGGGCCGGTGTGGTTCTCAAGGGGTGTGCCGGGCTTACCCCAGGGAAACGCGAACAGGACGAAAGATAAGGGATCATCCTTGAACGCGAAAATTCTTGCGATCAACTGTTGCTCGTCAGGGTGGGCTTCTTGCTTGGGCATAAGTGAAACCTAAAAATAAAATTTCAAAAATTTATATGTAGAGTGTCTCCAGCAGTACCACAGATACAGCGCGGCGCGGCGATCCGGGGGTGCCCCCGGCCACGCCCCCCGTTGCGAATGATTCGCATTCGCATTCCGAATCATTCGCATTCGCAACAACTTTTGACGTTTGACGTGCAATCATTCTTGTTCGATTCTCAGCTTGGGAGCCATAGGTTCAACGATATCAATAGGTTGCAAGTCTTTATCTTTGCAGTCCACCAATGAGTCCACCAATTGTGCGTTGATAGGTTTATGTTCTATCGCTTTATTGTCTGGCGAATTGAGCCGCGCATCGGCAGCAACAATGGCGGCAGCAAGGTCGAATGTGTGGGAGACTTGAACGGACAGGCTGGCTGGGATGGTCCTGGCTAGCAATTGAACGAACAGTTTTTTGTCCGCTGGGTCGCCATTCGTCGCCATATCTATAAGCCATTTATTATCGTGATTTATTTGGGTGAACGCATAGTCGATTGCGCGCTTGATATCCTGGGTCATCTTATTAGGCACGCCGGGTTTGCGGCCTAACTTTTTTTGCCCTGTCTTGAACTTGGTGTCGCTCATATAAAACACACCATTATTTTGTAGTTAAGATGTTACAATGTAACATCTAGCATTTTTTTTGTCTTTTATGCAATTACTCTGTTTACAACCGGACAATACGTCTATATAGAATATGGAGCAAATAAACGTGACAATTCGTTACGCAAACGCAACGAAAGGGTACACACAATGTTAGACCATAACTACGCAACCGGAATTATCACCTGCGAAACAACTAAAGAGAATGTGGCGTGCATCAATTATAGAGAGGGCAAATTCGACGTTATCCCAACACACCCAAAACTAAACAACGTAAAACCTAAAGCCTTCTTAAAACTTGCAGCGGGTGAATATTGGTTGCTCGCAATGTTTATTGAATATTGCCAAGACTAATAAGAGACAATTTAAACACGTCGAAAATTGAAAGGGAAAAATCACATGACGAACCAAACACAATTTACAGATAGTAAAGTCGGCGCTCTAATTATTCGCCACTATATAGACGGCTCTCAAATCGTTGTTGTTCCAGCGCGTCGGTCTCGCAACGAATGCAAACGCGCAACGCGCGAATGGTTGCACAATATCGAATTGCGCGGGCTTGTCTCAATATACGCCAACAAGAGAGGCTAATCCCATGTTAGATTATTATTTCATATCAAGCTGCGACGGCGCGCTCCATGACACGCGCGCGGACAATTGGTCCGCTAATCCTATTCGCCCGGACTATTCCAGGCATTTCAGTTCAATTGATACTGTGGCGCAATTGAAGGCTACTTTGCGCGCTGGTCCTTATGCATGGCCGGGCGGATATCCTTTGTATTTCATAACATCGGATGGCGCGGCATTGTCATTCGATACCGTGCGCGCTGAATTGCATCAAGTGATCTACTCAATTGCTAATCAAATTGATGACGGTTGGCGCGTTGTCGCTTGTGATATCAATCATGAGGATTCGGACCTGTATGACGCCCACACAAGTGAAAAAATCGAATCCGCCCATAGTGACTAGAACATTGCGCCATGCAGAAGTGGCGCTTTGTTGTGTTCATTAGAAAAGGGAATTG